ATAGCCGAGGTGAGCAAGGCAGTGCTGGCCACCGGCGGCACTGGCACCATCACCCTGAAAATCACCGTGAGCCCCCTGGGGCACGAAAACCGTCTGGTGGTCAAAGACGACGTGGTGGTCAAGCCACCCAAACCGATCAGGGATTCGAGCATCTGGTTCTACAACGAAAGCCAGCGTGGCCTCAGCCGCAACAATCCCACCCAAGGCGAGCTGGATCTGGCGGTGATCCCCATGCGCCCGCGAGCTGGTGCCGCCATTGCCGCCGATCGCAACAACACCGGCGCCTGATCTGCATCATCACTTTCCCCACTGCATTGCAGCCATGGACTCCCCCAACGACCAAACCATCACCGGGTTCGCCTTGTTTGCCGATGGCAGCCTCCACCTGCAGCGTGGCTACGGCCAGCAGCATTTTCAGCCCTGCCAGCCGGACCATCTGCCCTCCGACGACTTCAAGGCCCTGATCTGGGTCATCGAGGCCGCCCTGGGCGCCTGCCACAACGAGCTCCAGCAGACCGAACCCTCCTCCATAAATTCGGTGTTGCGGGTGATAGCCCTTTGCAACAGTCACCAGGCACCGGATCCATTTACCAAGGCCGTCATGACCTGGGTTTGTCCCCATCCCATCCGCTGCCACGACGATGCCCAGCCATCTGGAAGAGAGCTTTGCCAACCAATGGTTGGTTTCCTTCCCAGGCCTTCCCTTCGTCAGGGAACACACCTTGCCAGTGTGGACCGACTGGGCGGTGTTTCAGAAGCAAGAGGGCCTGCGATCGCGTCTACCGCCCGCCTTCCGGGCGGACTTTGCCTGGCCTGATGCCATGGTCGCGGTCGAGATCAATGGCGGCCTGTGGCGCCCCGGCGGCCACTCCACCGGCAGCGGCATCACGCGCGACATCACGAAAACCACTCTCGCCCAGCTGTCCGGCTGGGTGCTCATCCCTCTTTCCGATGCTCACATCTTCGATGGCACCCCCTTCTGGCTCCAGCTCATCGCCGATCTCATCACCCACCGCAGAGATTTTCTACTCAGCCGAAACGCGCCAGGTGCTCCAGCTGGGGGGGGTGAACCTGCATCCTGCGGGGCACTGCCTGATGCCATGGATGATCCACGACTCGGATCTTCACCCCAGCCTCCAGGCCGGCGCCGTCGCCGGGATGGAGCACAACGGGATCGAGTGGATCTCCGTGCAACACTCGGGCAACTACGGCAGCAGGCAGCTGCGCCTGGTCCATAACGCTCGGGGAATCCTGCTCACGCCATGGGGCGGTTACATCCAACAGGAGGACAGCCTCAAAGAGCTGCACATCAATGACGGCGACTTTGTGTTGCATGCGCCGCTGCCGGGAATGACCATCCCTGTTGCTGGTCGCTACTTCCCGCCTGGTTCGTTGCAGATCATTGTGGATGAATACGAGCTGCAGATCACAAATCAGCACACTACGCTGCCCACTCCAGTGATGGTGGATTCGCTGCCCTGCAGCGGCTGGTGCAAGAAACAGCACATCTACATCGACAACGGCATGACAGAACAAGCCGTGATTTTTTTCGACAAGAACGGCTGGCCCATTGCCTGCCGCGAAAACTTTTTCAACGACGCAGACCGCAAAGCGGTGCGGTGGTGGCGGTACGACTACAGCCGGCCCCTGCCCAGCGGAGTGATGGTGTGATGGCCACCGAGATCATCTATCGCACTGATGAGCCGGAATGGCAGGTTGAGCGCCAGCCGGCGGGAGTCACCGACCCCAGGGTGGTGCGCTTTCGCAAGCTCGGCAAGAACAGAACCTTGCTCGATCAGAACGCCCGCTGGACGCCCTTGGGATGGGACTGCAAACGCTGGGTGCCAAGCTCGCCAAAGGTGCCCCAGTGGCTGCTTGAGAAGGTTGTGCTCCACATGCAAACACTGGATTTGAAACCATGAAAATGGCTAAAGCTACACAGGCCGACCTGGATATGGCGGTTAGTCTAGCCAATGCTTTCGAGTCGCTGACGTGTAGATGGGAACCAGCATTGCCGGAGGAGATGCAAAAGGCTTCTGAAAGCGAAGATCAAGATGCAAATATAGAATTATTTGATGATAACGACGACAAACAGTGTGGGCGCGTATTGCGGCACTTGCTTGACATTGTGAATCGGGGCAGCCTTTTTCGTGTGGTGTGGGGAATGCTGGTGTTGTTGGATCCGGCCAATCGATGCGTTGATTCAAATGCCGCCACCATCGAGCACCATCCTGATGCAAATGCTGGCCTGGAAGCAAAGAATGCCTGTCCTGCAGAGGAGTATCACGAGGACATGGGGAATGTCCTGTGGTGGCTGTTTCCGATTGATGAGCCCCCTTATGTAGGGATGCCAATCGATGACGACTGGCCTGGCTACCACACGCACTTCACGCGGCTCATCTGCCCTGATGAACCGCAGCCCACTCCCACCCCGCCGCAATAACCATGAGCACTGCCCTCTGCTGCGAGCCAGGCTGTCAGCAAGCCCACGACAACTGGCCGGGCCCGGGCCCCACAGGACAGCTCTGCCAAGACCACTGGGAGGCCTATTGCGACCGCCAGTGGTGGGAGGCCTGCACCGCCATCGATGAGGCCGGCCTGATGGTTTGGCCAGGGCATTCCCTCGCTCCCAGACTGGCATCAGAACAGACCTGATCCACCATGACCAAGGGCAGCAACACGGCGGGGCAGGCCAGCCCCCAAGGCGTTGACAGCAAGCCAGCCGCGGCCACGCAGAAGCCTTTGATCTTCACGCTTCAGGCGGTGCGGGACACCTGGCTGAAGAAGTCCGTCGACCCGGCGGCAGAGCTGCCCGAGGATCAGAAGGTGCTGGTGCCGGCCGGCAAGCAGCTGCCCGTGGTGGCCACCAGCGAGATTCCGCGCAACTCCCACGAGCTGGTGGAGCTTGGCTCCAGCGCCGGCCAGTGGCACGTCTACATGCCGCACTTCCGGCGCCTGCAGGGGGCGGCCCCAGCGGCCCCGCCAGCGCCGGCGGTGATCGTTCAGCCTGGCGTGATCGACTGGAGTAACTTCGACGCCTTCATCACCCCGACCCTCACGGTGGGGGAGGTGCTGCAGTTTGACCCCCGGCGCCGGCCATCGGCCCAGAGCGCCGTGGTGCCGCGCATCCTGGAGACCGCCCGCGAGTTTCAATCCGTTCGCATGGCCTGGGGCCGGCCGCTGGGCGTCACCAGCTTCTACCGGCCAGAGCCGATCAACCGCGAGGTGGGCGGGGTGCGCAACAGCTTCCACGTCTCAGGCCTGGCCATTGACATCTACCCGATCGGCTTGCCCCTGCAGGCCCTCTACAGCTTCCTGATCGGCCGGTGGACCGGTGGCTTTGGCGACGGCCGCAACCGGGGCTTCATCCACCTGGATCGCAGAGGCGGTGGCCGCTTCGTGCCCAGTGGCGGCGTGCGGCCGGCTGATGTCTGGCCCTACTGAGCGTTCCAGTTGGTGCAGGTGTGCTGCCTGGCTGAGTACTGGAGCTCGGTCTGGTCGATCAGGTGATCGAAGGGCATCAGCTCGCCGCCTCTTGCATCACTGACACCCAGATGCGGCCCATTCCCAGCAACGGAAGCACTCGATCCCTGAGATCCACATTGTGCATGCGAATGCAGCCCAGGGTGGGATGCAGCGCTTGCCGTGGAGCCCATGCCCCTGGCCACCCGCAGGCCGTGCCGCCGCCGTGGATCATGATCCCGTCCCTGCCGTAGCGACTTCCGGGGCCCTCCTGCCCTTCCTGGCCCAGCAGGTCAAATGAATACCAGCCATAGGCGCGGCGATCAGCGCTAAACGTTGCGGATGGGTCCTGCTCATAGTCGCGGTAGACCTGGCCCACCAGGTACAGCCCTGGAGGTGTATCGCTGTTGGTTACCGTCCATTCCGATTCGCCCGCCTGGCCCCGGCACAGACACGGCACAGACCAGAGGCGTTTGCCGTCGTGGGTGTAGGCGGTGAGTGTTTTCAGGCGATCATCGGCAAGGAGGTGGTGATCGCCGGGCTTCAGCGGTGGCTGCTTTTTGGGCCCGACCATCCCGGCAGGGACCGAGACGCCCTGCTGCTGGAGCGGTGGCCGTTGCTGTGGGGCCAACAGCCGCCCGGATTGCACCAGCCCCCACACGCGCTGAGCCTCGGCCTGGCGGCGGTCCAGGTGCGGCACGCCAGGGCGGAAGTATCCGGTGCGGCTGGCGGCTGATCCGGTCCAGTATTCAGCAGCCTGTGCCGGTGTCATGTTCGGCGGCCGGTTCTCGAAAATTCGAGTCCAGCCGATCAGCGAACCCTGCGATGGGTCGTGTAGACCGGCGTACTCCTCAGCGAAATACTGCTGTTGCCAGCGGTTGGAGTTGGGATCGATGCCACTGGTAAGGGCCGTCGAGCGTGCCTTGTCGTAGGCGATGCGCCTGACCGCGGTGTACTGCATCGCGCCACGCCCTGCACCAGAACCTGCCTCAACCACATCGAGGCGGTCAAGGTTGGGCCGTCCGGTTTCGATGATGATGCAGCCGATGAACCCGCATGCTTCGGCTGGCGTCAGCGGTCGGATGCGCTCGCGTGATTCCTGCTGCACCTGCGGGCTAGTGAGGTAGGTGAGCCAGGATTGGAGATTCTCGAGGCTGGGATCCCTGCTCATCACGGTGGCAGGGGTGACGGGAGAGGCCGGGGCAGCGACAGGTCCGGAAGGTGGTGTGGGCTTCAGCCAGATGCTGTTGCGGATCTGGCCACCCTCTTCGAGCTGCTGCCGCTGCGCCGGGGTGAGCATGAGCTCCACCGCCGACCAGAAGGCCTGATGCTGGGGGTTGCCCAGTTTGGTGGACAGGGCGTAGCGCAGAAGGGAGGGGTTCATGGCGGGGTTCATGGCTTGGTGGGCTGTGTGGATTGCTCACGGCGCGCCAGGGCCGCCGGATCGAACAGCAGGGTGAGGATGCGCAGCTCCACAGCCGAGGGATCGCGATGCACCACCCGTTGCACCGCCGTAAAGAACAGCAGTGACACCTGAGCAGCGCCGGCCGTGATCGCCCGCTGCATCTGGGCATCGATCACGGCAAACACCTCCGGCAGTTGCTTTCGCAGGTCAGCCCCCAGGGCTTGCAATAGCAGGGTGGTGAGATGCCTGAGCACCAAGCCAAGGACGGGTTTGAACAGGAAGCCGATCATGCTGGTTCAGGGTCATCGCCATCTCCAGCATGGCCCTGCCCGGGATCCGGCACGATGCCGATCGGGCCACTGAGGGGCTGTTCGCTTTCATCCTCCGTGCGGCGGCGGTTGAGCAGCACACTGCCGGCCAACCCACCCATGGCCGCAGCAGCTGATTCAGCGGGGCTGTGCACCACCAGGGCCAGCAGGGTGTCGGTGGATCGGCGGCCAATCTCTCCCATCTGCGACCAGGCCGGCAGGCACTCCAACGGTCGGCGGCTGCGCATCTCGCACAGCATGGCTTGGGTGAGGCCTGCCACCAGCTGCCAGCTCACATTGGCCACCACTACCCAGCCGGCGATGGTGAGGCCGGCGCCGATCACAGGTGAAACGCTGGCAATCACACTGCGGCTGGCTTTCTGTTGAGAATGCGTGGTCATAGACCCCCTTTGGTGAGGCGTACTTCGTGTTCCTGAAGCTCCTCCTTCACGACCTCATAGCGCTTTTGCTGTAGGTCACTGTTTTTGATCAGCGTGCTCATCGATTCACGCATAACCGACACGTCTTTCCACACGCCAATGCTGGCGCTGGCAGCCGCCATAAAACTGAGCGCCGTGATTGTTGCTAGCACCGGCAGCAGATAACTGGCCAGCACCTGGGGTGGCCGAGGCTCGTGAGCCCCATTGGCTGGGTCGTATGGTTCGTGCATGGCCTAGTGCTCCGTCATCACAAAACTAGGCCTGTGGCCGTCAACTGATCGCGGCAGGTGCGGTGGCGATGGTTGAGGGCAGGTCACGGTCTGAGCGCTGTCTACCTCAGTCTGCTGAGGTGGTCTTAGCCGGACAGATCAGCGCAGCGATTCCTCGATCGCCTGAATCAGGCCCTCGTCACGCGAATGGGCGGCGTAGGGGTCTGTGTTCATGCCGAGCAACCACTGGTACAGGGGGATTGCCAGCACCCGCTCATCGTCGGCGGCGGGAATGTAGCCAGGGTCAGAGGGAAGCATGATCAGAGCACGACGTTTGGAGTGATGTTGAACCCGTGATCAGGGCTGATGCCACGGGCGTAGGACCGCAGCGCCAGGTTCAGGAAGAACGTGCCATCTGCCTGATTCAGAGCGGCGGCGGTGATCACGGGGTTGTATACCTTGCCGGTGACGCCGACCGGGTTTGGTGCGCCGAAGGTGGCAGAGCCAGGGACGTACTTAGGCAGGATCTGCGTGGTCTGATTGATTGCCAGTCCTGCCACCTTGAAGATACTCAATGCGGTGTTGTCAGCAGTTCCGCTGCCCAACCTGGAATCAGCGGCAAGAAACACTGTTGCGCCGCGCTCCTGATCTACCAGGCCCTCATTGCCCAGCAGCACGCCACGGGTCTTGACGGTGTTGTAGCCGTTGGAGCCGAACCGACCGACGAAGCCTTGGGAGACGTTGCCGGTTGACGAACCAGAGAATGGAGTCAGGAACGACTCGCGGACAGTCAGGCTCCGCTTTGCATGGATGAACTGATCCAGAAAGGGGCCCGAATCATTGTTAGCGGGCTCAGCGCCTGCACTGGTGAGCAGGTGAATGTGGTTTGCTAGGTAGCGGGTATCAGTTAAGTTTCGATACCAGCTGCGGTCGGCTGTGCCCTGGAGGTAACTGACCCTGCCGCCCATCTGATCAATCACCACGGGCTCATCGGTGATCGATGAAAGGAACGTGTGATGGAACTGCCGCCAGGTCCAAGGAGTGGCAACAGATGCGGAGCCGTAGTGCGCGTCACCAGACAGCGGCACGGCATTGGTCACGCCAGCACCGGCACTGGTGACAGTGGCGCTTCCGCGCAGGTAGATGTTGCTCCATCGCAGCCGAACTAGGCCGTTGGTGGCGATGTACGGGGCACGGGTGTCGCCTAGTGAATCCTTGTGCGATGGCAGCGCCGGGCCGAACATGATCCCGCGCAGGTCCGCCACGTCCGTGCTGTTGCCCTCCAGCTGCAGCACCGGGGTGGTGGTCCAGCTGTCGTAGGACGGGTTGCGGCCATTGCTGATCCTCAGCTGATTCAGGAACGTGTCAACGTTCGTAGTGGTGTTCGTGGTGAACGCACCACTGGGAAGCGCGACGCTGCCGGAGATGAGTTGCCCCTGAGTGATCGCCCCATCCGCCATCAGCTTGATCAGCTCGGGCACCCCTAGGAAGTGGAACCCGCCACGGAAGTCCACGCCACGCAGGCAGCGCATCTGCCGGCCGATAGTGTTTACGTGCAGCTGATTGCCAGCGCTTGCGTTGTCGCGCAGCAGCAGCGTGAATGCCCGGAAGTTCACCCGCGTGGTCAGGTTGCCGTAGCCGCTCCCGTCAAACCAGGTTTCAGCGGTGGCAGGGTCGCCGGTTTCGGGGAAGATCAGCTGCCATGCCGGTCTGTCTGGATTTGTATCTGGGATTGCCGGATTGCACGCCCAGAACTCAACTTTGCACTCGAATATCGACGCTAGATCGTAAAGCCCCGGAGCGATTGCAATCCTTGCAAACTGGTTGCCGCTGCCAATCACAGCATTGGCGTATTCCGCTGCCCGCGCCAGGGTCGGGATCGGACTGTCCGGGTCGGTCGGCGGGGTGTCGAACATTTGATCGAGGTTCCGATCCGTCGCAGTGCTCTGCACGTAGATCGTGACCGTGCCGGTAGCGGCCGAGACCAGCCGTTGCGCCTGCCGCCAGCGCATGAGGCCAGGGAGACTAACTAGCTTATTATTTGCCCGTGATAGTTGTTCATCATTTGCTGCAATGACTGTACTGTTTAGATAATCTGCGATTGGTGCCAGTTGTCCAAATCCAAATTTGTTGGTTGTCATGCCCATGGCATCGCCGCCATCGAGCTCGGAAACACCGTTTACGTCGAACTTACCGGTTGCCGTAAGGTTGTCAACTGTTAGATTATCGAGCCGTGTTGGCGGCGGGGTATCACCTTCTTTGCCAATGTCATCAACACCAATGACCTCGCCGGTGTCGGTGTTGATCAGCCCTTGATTGGTTACATCAAAGCCATCCTTGTTGGTGCCGCGAATTTCTACCCTGCCGCCTTGTTCTGGTGCAAAGTTTGCATTGAACTCGTTCCTGGCACTCATCGTGCGGCGCCAACGAGGCAGCGCTCTGGTGTAATTCCAGAAACCCACACCGTTAAGATTCTGCCCCAGCAGCTGGATGAAGCTGGGCTGTCGAAACTCCAGGGCCCAGTTGGCGCGGCCACTGGCAGCACCACCACTTGGCGGTGTGGGAAAGTCTGTGGCAGAGGCGGGATCGAGCTCGCGGCTTGCTTCCGTACGCGGCACCAGGGCGTTGTGCGCAGCCGTGCTGCTGAAGCCCAGAGCCAGGAGCATGGCCAGTGCGCCGCGATAGTCGGTAGCGCTGCGCAGCTGATCGCGCACGCTGCCGGAGCTGGTGTAGATGGTGGCCCAGTTGATGCCGCAGGTGGTGGTCAGGTCAGTGCCGCCGTCGGTATCGGTGTCGAAAATCAGCTGCGGCGCTTCCAGAGAGGTTGGATCCTCGGCGTTGTAGTCCGACGCCTGCTGCACATAGGATTCCTGCCAGAAAGCCTCATCAGGCGTGCTTCCAGCGGAAACATGTGTGACGGTGGCGGTGAAGTGCTTGCCGGCATGCTTTACCGTTTCCCCCTTGCGATAGAAGCGGCCGGCGGCGTAGACCTCATCGGGACAGGAGCGGCGGATTGTGATCTCCGCCGACATCACCACCCCGGCACCTTCCGCTGGAATCTTGGTGGTCGTGGTCACGGCCAGCACCTCAGCACCACCAGGGGCCAGCACGCGATCAATGCCGCCGCCAGTCACCCCAGGCCGGGTCTGAAGAATGCTGTTGCGCACCGGCACCCTGGAGTTGGTGGTGTTCGCCAGCCTCAGCGATACCCGCCGCTGCGCAGAGCTGCGGTTGTCCCACAACCGCCGGATGTAGACCTTCCGACCGACTGCCAAGGATGCTCCACCCGTTGCCGTGCCAATCGGGAGGTTGGTGCCGGCTTGCAGCGCCGCACCTGTGATGTCGATCTCGGTAGCTGAGGTGCTGACCCAGGCATTGGCCGCCAGAGTGGCGCGCCAATCGGGGCCCCCTGGGTTCTCAATCCAGATCAGCGTGCCAGCGGGCAGCGAGTAGCCCTGAGCGGCCAGCACGGCGGGTATAGCCGGATCATCGCTAGGGGCCAGCGGCAGCTGAAGCGTGATCAGGCTGCCCGAAATGGCAGCCACGTTGCCGAGGCCAATCTGCCTCACGTTGCCGGTCTGATCGGCCACGCTGCGCGCCACCTTCAGGCGCCTGAGGTTCCAGTTCTGATCCAGCGGGTCGCTGTTGGGGGCATAGCCCTTGGCCACGGCCACGCAGCCACCGAAGTTGCTGGTGGAGTTGCTGAACTCCAGCTGGGCGCCGCTATCGGCAAAGTGATGGCGGCCAGCACCGATGGCAAACACGCTCACCATTTGCCCGAAGGCGCCGCTGATCAGGCTGACGTGGCGACTCATCCGCTGCGGCTTCATCCGCACGTCGTCGGCCTCGCTGTCGATCAGCTCCTGGTAGTTCACCGGCGCGCGCCATGCGCCCTCCCGGTAGATCTGCCAGCAGCTGAGATCGCGCTGCAGGGAGATGCCGGTGAACTGGGCGATCACGATGGATTTCAGGCCCGTAACGCGGGCGCCATCCCAGAACGCTCCGCCCATGCCCCACTCGGTGCGCAGCGAGCAGTTGTAGACGTAAGGGCTGGCGCCCTTCACTGTGTCGGACGCCTCCGAAGGGTTGGCGCCGAACGGGCCCACAATTTCGTATTCCGACAGGCGGGTGACGGCCAGGGCGTTGGAGATGTTGCCGCTGTTGCTGGCGCCGCCCATGGCGGTGCGCACCTTGGCGTAGAGCTGATTCAGATCCGCCTGGCTGGCGGCCTGCACGCAATCGAGGAGGTGGTGACTGGAGTTGGCGCCCAGCTGGTCACGGAACGTGAGCCCGTAGACGTAGCTGGTGTTGGTGATCTTGAGGATTGCCGCTCGGTTGCTGTAGTCGACTGCCTCATCCGCCGCGGCCGGCACCCAGGAGGGCCTCACCGTGCATTGCCTGAGGCTGAGCGGGGCGCTGGCAGTGGCGTAACGGGGCAGAACAATTCCGCCGCTGTTGGGGTTGAAGGCGATCAGGTGGTTTGGTGTGGGCTCAAACCCCTCGGCCGGCCATTCGGTGATCGGAATGGCGCTGGGGCTGTTGCCGGGGTCGTTGTAGAAAATATGTGTGCCCGGGGCAAACTCAACCGCTGGGCAGTCAACCTGAGCGTCTTCTGAATTGAGGGTGAAATAACTCTTGCTGGTGGCCAGGACGATCTCAATCGCCACCCGGTTGATGGTGCGGAACGGGCGCTGCTTGCTGTAGCCACAGGTAAGGCGCTGGTTTTCGAGGCGCCGGAGCTTGGCCCTGATCTTGGCGGCGTCGCTGGCGCCGGCCGGCTCCTCAAACCAGTTGTAAGAACCACCCACGAAACGGTCCGTGCCGATGTAGGGGTTGACGTAGATCGTGAACGGGCTGTTGAGCGGATCGGCCGGCTCGGAATTGCCCGGGGCAATGTTGGCGTTGCCCACCAGCTGCAGCAGGGCATCCACCACCGCCGAGAGCTGATCCTTGGCCCGCAGCTGCCCACCAGCACCCACGGCGTTGCGAATGCCGGCAAGGGCGTTGGCGACGCTGATCCGAGCCATCTGCTGCTGCTTCTCCCCGCAGGCTAGGCAGGGTCCATCTCTGACAAGGGATGAGTCCGATCAGCGATGACGTGGCGCACGTCGCCGATTGCTGCGAACTGGCCGGAGATCTTCATCGTGTCGCCGGCCCGGGCCGACAGCCTCGTTTTGGTGAGGGCGATGTCGAACTCATAGAAGAGGCACTCCTCGCGAATGAACGCATGGCCATTGGAGTGGCCTCGCGGGCCATCGGCCACCAGCAGGCGGATTGTGGCGGTGCTGCCGTGCCGGCTGAGCTGCTGCAGCCTGAGCATCGCGGCGCCGGAGCTGACGCCAGGGCTGTAGGTGTTGCTCACCTCGCCAACGAACGAACCAGCGCCTGATGCCTGGCTGGCGATCACCGACCCGAAGGCCTCGCCGATCGCCTCGGTTTTGAGCATGCCGGCGTCGTCTTCCAGGTCCCATTCGAGAAGATCGGCTTGCCGCTTCCAGCCGCGCTCCTCCGCATCGGCGCCGGCCTCCGTGATCACCGCCGGCAGGGCCGGCACCAGATCGGCCAGCAGGCTCTCGGGCTCCTCGGGCCGGGGCAGGGCCAGGGCCAGGGCGAGCAGGGCCTCGGCGTAGCCGCTGCGGGTGCTGGCGACGCTAAGAATCAGCCGATCAAAGCCCACCAGCCGCAGGGGCAGCCGGCTCAGCTCGCCGCCGTTCACGGCAGACACCTCGAGGCTGTAGACGGTGGCCCGCTCCAGCGCATCGCGGTGGATGAACACCGTGGCCTGCTGGGCAAAGCCCACCGTGCCGGCATGCTCCCAGAAGGTGGCGTTGTCGTCGGGCCCCCAGAACGGGGCATCGGCGCCGAGCCGGTGCGCGGTGGCCGGGCCGCCGGAGGCTGCATCACCCCAGAATGTGTGGCCATCGGGGCAGTTGGCGTAGCCGGTGCCGAGCACGTCGAGCGGCAGGCCCAGGGGGGCGGTGAGCAGCACCTGGTCGCCGTTGAGAAAGCCGGGCTCCTCCAACCGCAGGCGCACCACCGTGGCGGGCGCATCGATCACCGCATCGGTGAGCACCACCGCCGGCGGCCAGCTGCGGCTGAGGCTGAGGGTGCCGATCGTGCCGTCGATCGCCATTGATCACCAGCGACCGCTCATGTCGCCGTTCACCCGCATGCTGAGCGAGCAGGCGATCAATTCGCGCACCCGCACGGGTGCACCGAGAGAGGCCGTCAGCACCTCCATCGTGAAATCTCCACGGGTGGAGCCTCGGCGGGTGACAATGCGCAGGGTGTCAAGGGCTTCGTTGTCGTCCCAGATGCTGTTGGCCATTGCGCATGCGGCGGCGTTGTCGGGGTCGTAGAGGAAGGTGCAGCTCAGCTGGGTGGTGCGCACCCCCTTGGCCACAGTGCCCGCGGCCTGTCCGATGCCTGTCGTTTCAAGCTCATCGCGGGAAACCGTGGGCGTTACATCTGTGATCTTCCCCACCAGCGAGCCGTTCCAGTACACATCACTCTGGGTCGTGTTCCTGACGCCCATTCCTGGTTGGCTTCATACCTCATCAGGAGGCTAGGCAGGGCCAGGCCTATGGACTGTTCTGCAGCCGTGCCTGGAGCTGCACCGGCAGGTTGCAGCGGCGGCGGTAGACCAGGCTTTGCTGCGGCGTGGGGGCGTCCTGCCCCACAGGCCAAAACCACTTCAGGCCCGCGCCGGTGGTGACCGACTCGATGAAGGTCCGATCGGCGCTCGAGTAGCCGGCAAAGAGGATGTCGGGCAGGTCCAGGTCCAGTACGCCGGAATAGCTGGCGTGGAAGCTGGCGAGGATCAAGGTGGCGGCGTCCGTGCGGATGTTGCTGAACTCCAGATCAAACACCCCCCGCACCGCCACCGTGCCCCAGAGGCGCTGGTCTTCAAAGCCGGCCTCGCTCATCGCGCTGGTCACCGGATGGCGGGGCATGGTGAACCTGAAGCCCGTGGGTTCGATGGCAGGGAAGGGGATACCCATCAGCCGCGGATCACCCACGCACTCGGCGAATCCCAATCTAGGGAAATCAGCTGGCGGCGTTGCTCGTTTGTGGGCATGAGCACCGCCTCGATTTTCTGCCGGCCGTCATCGGTGGGGGTGACGCGCATCACCCGGAATGTCCGCATCTGGGGAGGGGCAGTACGGGTCCACTGGGTGCCCAGCAGGTTGCCGCGGGTGCCGCCGCCGCTCACCGTCAGGGTCTGAATGGTGGGACCCGGCGGTGTGGTGCCATCCCAGGCCAGCACCTGGTAGCTGCCGTCCTCGAGCGGTTCGGAGGCCACCAGGGTGCCATCGGGCAACACCGCGCCGTTTGACCAGAGGTCGTTGAGCTCCTCGTCGAAGGCCACCGCAATGTGATCCTCCGGCGCAATCGGCCGCAAGATGCCCGCGTAGGTGGTTTCAAAGCTGATCGGGTCTCCCACCAGCCGCCGCCAGCGGATCAGCAGTTTGGCCGCATCGATCAGATGCCAGCGATTGGTGCAGCTGGCCTTCATGTCCAGCGGCTCCACAGGGTCGCTGTCGCTGGCGGATGCCTCGCGGATCGTGATCTCCCGCACGGTGGAGAACACCCCGGGAGACAGCAGGTCGTCATTGCTGCGCTCCTCCCGGTACAGCCCGCTCACCTGGATCGGTCGCCGCTGGTCGTCGTCGCTGGTGGTGGACTGGAAGGTGCCTTTCTTGATGTTCTGAGCGGTGAACAGGTCTTTGATCTCCACCGGATCAAACGACAACGCCGGCTTGAAATAGAACTTCCCATTCAGTTCATAGAACGCGAGCAAATGCAGGCTGGCCTGGTCTGCTGCCCACTGCCGCAGGTTCTCCGGCTCCGGCAAAGAACCATCAAAGAAATACCGTCGATCAAAGCACCACTGGGCGGAAGTCAGAAAACTGGGTGCGTCGATCTGTTCGGCGCTCACGTCCTGCCCAGCGCCAAATCGTGGGCTCAAAGCCAACCGAGAGAAGATGTCGGGCAGCAGATGGGTGGGGCCATCGCTGGCCTCGATGTAACGGGGGCAGATGTGGCCGCCGATGATCTGGGCTGAGAGCTGATTCACGCTCTGAAGCTCCAGGGCCGAGCGGATGTTTTGCCCTACCAGAGCAATGTTCGAGTAGCTGGGTGCGGTGGGGTTGGTCTCGATGATGTTCACATAGCCGATCTCATGCTCTGGCCCCTGGTTGGCGGTAGTTTGGATCTCGTCGTAGACAGTACTTTCCGCCAACTTCCCCCACGGATCGACGAGGTTTTCACCATCGCTCCAACCCAACCCCAAGTCGGTCTTGCCAACGATGGCGGTGCCGGCCCAGTTGGTTGTGGGGCCGTCTATTTGCGTGGCAGTAATTACACCACTCCCCTGGCTGGTGATGGTTATGGGAACACCGTCAGCTGTGAGGCCGAGGTTGAACTCCGTCTCTGCTGGTTTGCTCACCACGAAATAGAGAGTGGAGCTGTTCAGCCCATTTGGCAGACTGCCGGTGCTGGAAAGAGTCACACGGTTGCCGATCCGCGGTGCAGGCTCCCCGTCTTCAACCATCGCGAATTGGTTGAAGATAAATGGCTCCGCAGGGACAATCTCAACTACAAAACTGCGGGTGGCGATTACTGGGAACGGAGCAGAACCCCCGGGCTTGCCATTGGCCAAGGTGATCGGTCCCGCTTCATAGCCGCTTCCCGATCTAGTTACAGTGATGTTGGAACTGTTGAAGCCACCGCCGCTTGGCACGGTCACGGTGGCCCGGCCGCCCAGGTCGATGCCGCCTTGCAACACCTGCACATTGGTGTAGACCCCAGGCACAGCTCCCGCAGCAGCAGTGGTGGTGGTCAAGCCGGCCAGGGCGTCGCGCCGATCCGGTTCGATGGAGCGGAGATCAAAGCGCTTCTGGGTTCTGGCAAACGGCGCCTTGCCCAGGTAGCGCGCCGTGCAGTCGCCATCCACAACGGTTCGCAGGCTGGTTATGCGGCTGTCGAGCACAGCCAGCTCGCCGCTGGCTGTGCCGGAGCGAATCTCCCAGCCGCTGAGCGGTTCCAAACGGATCTGCGCACAGCGTGCATTGGCAGGCAACTCCAGCTGTATTTGATTGTTCTGGGCCTGCTGCGTCAGCCCCCGCACGCCATAGATGGTGGGCAACTCCACAAACGCCGCCTGGCCCTCCGGGCGATAGCTGAGGCGAAGGAACGAGTAGCGCTCCTCGGGGATATTGATGCTTGCACCCCTGTACTGGGAAACCTTCGGCTTCTTGCCCGACGGCAGGTTTTCACCCTCTTGCTCCCCACCAGCAAGGCGATTGATCTCCCGCAGGGTGGGACACTTGCGCAGGTTGGCGAAGCCGCTGGTACGCATCCCCAAGGTGCTGCGGATGCCAATCTCAATGATGCGTGCGGGCTTGGTCAGGGTGAAATCGGCAATGGCACAGCGATGAAGGTGCGGGCGGCTGGTGCCAGTGGCGTAGCGGGGCCCGGAATCCACAGCGGACCAGTCCCAGTCCTGTTCAGGGCCAACCCGCTCGGGGAACTGTTCGGTGCCAGTGGCAGCCGGATCAATCTCCGAGTTGGGCGTCACGTAGATCGTGCCGGCGCGCACCACCCGGAAACGGGCGGTGATGTTCTGGCCATCACCCACCGGCTCGTTGTCGGCGTTGGAGGAAAAGAGTTCATTGGACGGTGTGCGCTGCTCCAGCACTGCCAAGCAGCTGCCGGCCTTGAACAGCTCTCCCACCTGGAGGGCATCATCAGCACTGCGTTGGCGTGCACTGATCGCCGCGGCCACATCAGTGCAGTTTTCGGTGTGCTTGATATTGCTGTCGGTGTTGTCCTTGTCGAACTTCAATTTGGTGTTGGCATCGCTGCTTTTCGAGAGCAGGTAGTCGAACGTGGCACCGACGGGCAAGGTGACCAATCCACTCGCCCCGCCGATTGAGGTGTCGACCACGCCGCTGCGGCCGGACCACATCCGCTTGGCCTTCCAGATTGAGCCGAGGGCCACCGGATCATCAACCGGATCGATCGTCTGATTGCCGCTGCTGCCCCGTGGTTTGGTGGTGATCTGCCGTGTGGCCTGCATCTCGGGGTTGATCCGCAGGCCCAGCCCGTTGCCGATGGTGGCGTAGAGCCCGCAGGCGGTAGAGCTGCTGGGGCGTGCGGTTGCGCAGGCATCGGGGCGGATCACGCCGCCGGTGCTGCGCACCTGGAAGACATCGCCGCCGCCGTCGTTCTCCATGTTGCCGATGTCTTTGGCGGCAAGGCGGCCGGCAATGCGATCGGTGGAACGGATCCGCCCGCCGCCCAGGCGGGCGTAGACGGTGACGCGGGCGGCGGCCTCATTGGCGGCGGCGGTGCCGAGGTCGTAGGAGCGGAGGGGGTTGTTGCCGATGGCAAAGCCGGCCGAGTCGACCTCGGCCATCGGCCCTTCGCCCAGCATGTAGAGCGCGCGAAAAAGCTGGCCGCCGTCAACGGCCACCAGTTGAGACCACAGGAGCTCCAGATCGACGCGGCAGCCGCCGTACCAGCCCGCAGGCCGGCCATTGAGGGCGGGCAAATACTCACGCCGGGCGAACACGATGGGGATGACACTGCCAAGCCGCGCCACCTCCTGGGTGGAATCAAAGCCGGGCCGTGGGGCGTAACGCGCGTTGCGGCTGATGTTGTCGGCCCGGTTGGTCTTGGAGATGAATCGCCCGGGCTGCCTCGGCTTGGGCGCCAACAGGGTGGACAGCACCGTGTAGCCCGTTGAGAGGATGGTGGTGGCCAGCGAGATGATCGCCCAGGTAGCGGCGGGCGTCGGACCGCAGGTGGCCAGTGGCGGGTTCCGCGTGTATTCGATCGCCGCGGCCTGCTGCCGTTCGATCTGATAGCGCAGCAGCTGGTCTTCGCTCCAGCCGAGCAGCTCCGCCAGGTAGGCGTCGCCAGGAAGGGGGCGGGGATGGCGCGTCACAGGATCAGGATGGGCGCGGTGGTGGATGGAGCCACAGGCAGGAAGTGAAACCAGCGGCGCACCTGGCAGGGCGCCAACGGCCTCCAGTGCACGCCCTGGCCCTGGCAGGTGGTGAGGATTCCACCGGCCACGCACACACCCAGGGCGATCGGTTCACCGTCGGCCAGCAGCGCCACGTCGAGGGGCATGGCGCCGGGCACCGGTGTGGTGATGGCGGCAAGCTCCTCGAGCAGTGGCCGCCAGCGGCCACTGCTGGCGGCCCGATACCACTCCCGTTTGATCAGCGGCGGCCGGGGGGCGTCATAGAGGCCCAGCACGGCGATCGTGAGGCGCAAGCAGTCGGTGGCGCCATGGCGATCCGGATCCCCCCCCCAGCGGTAGGGGAGGCCCATGTACCGCAACCAGGGGGCGGTCCGTGAGGCGTGCTGTGGCATGGGCATCAGGCGATGAAGATGGAGCCGGTGTCTGGCAGCTGGCCGACCAGCTCAGTGGTGAGGCGGCGACGGGGCGCGTCACCACGGATGGCATCCAGCGGTGATGTGAGGGTGACCTTGATGTACTCGCGCCGCTCGATCGGGCCCAGCCGCCAGAGATGGCGCGAGAGGAGGCGGACATCGGTGCCGGCGGCCACGTCGCACAGCACCACATCGGCGCGGAGCTTCCAGCGGTTGGCGCGGGCCTCGGCCAGCACATTCAGCGCCAGCTGGTTGCGGTTCATCGCAAGCCGGCCCTCGGAGCGATCACCACCGCGGGCACCGGCCGAATCGGAAATTCGGAAGCCCATCGAGGTATGGGGCCGGCCGTCGTAGGTGCGCGTCTGCCCGGTGAAGAGGTTCTGCCAGGCGTAGCCGGGCACTGGCGCGCCATTGGCCTGGAAGGAGATGTAGGCGCAGATGGCGATCATCAGCGCATCCCCACGCTGCTTTGAATGGAGGGGTTGTTGCGGAAGTCGTTGTAGACCGCTTCGCGGCTGGCTGCAGCGGCTGCGGCTGCGGCCTGGTGCACCTGCTCCACCGTGGCGTATTCCACGCCGTTGATCACCTGCGTTTCCACCTTGAGCCGTAGCGACCTGGAGGGGCCCATGGCGCTGGGGGGAGCGCCACCAGGCCCAGACCCTGCCATGGCGCCGCCGCTAGGGGATGACTTGAGGAAGGGAATCGGCGGCAAGCCAGACCGGCCGCCAGCACTCTGGGTGGGCCCGGCGGCCATGAAGGGGACTGGCGGCGCGCCAGACCGGCCGCCAGCACTCTGGGTGGGCCCGGCGGCCATGAAGGGGA